CAATAGGGATAGTAGCTAGTGAGTTGTGCGGCTTCAGCCTGTCAATAACTCAGCACCCCCGAGTTGTGGGCCGCCGTCTTCGACCACCCACACGCCACCGCCCGCGATGGCCCCAAGGCCTGAGCCCTTGCGCTCGGCCTCCTCGCGGGTCTCGGCCTCGACGATGCCCAGCAGTGGGTCATTCAGCAGCCGGGCGAACTCGCCATCGGAGTAATAGACGCGCCAGGTCTTCGGTCTGGCTGGTGTGTTCGTCATGGCGTCACCATCAGTTGATGCCCGCCAGGTTGCCGGCGGCTGCGAGGCCGAGCGGGAGCGCCATGCAAGCGATGGCGAACGCGGCCAGGATGCGGCGCCGCCACGCGCCAGCGGTGGGGGTCGGCAGGTCGCGTCGGCCGCGACGAATAACGCAGGATGCAGCGGGCACCAAGGCCCGCGCCGTGTTTGTGGTTTGCATGATGTCACCTTGTGGGATTGTCTTGGGGGTGCATTGGGAACCGAAAAACCCGAAATACTCGGGTTGGGGTTGGCGGCCCGGCTACGTTCTGGCCTTTTTCGATGTCGCATTTGTCGCAACAGGTCAGAGCCGATCCGCGAGGCTCGCGCGCTCGACGGCCGCCCGAAGGTCACCGGTTGATTGTTTGGCGTAGCGGGCCAGCAGCGACAAGCCACTGTGCCCCATGAGCCGCGAGAGTGTCAGCAGATCCACGCCAGCCCTGAGCATGCCCAGGGCGAACGCTCGCCGGATGCCGTGGAGCGCTGGCGCTGGCAGCCCGGCGCGCTCGGCCAGGCGCCGCACCACCTGGCGCAGGCCCCAGTAGGTCAGGCGCGCGCCGTCGTCAGTGCAGAAGAGCGCGGATCCGCCTGCGGGCCTCTCGCGCAGCCAGCGGCGCACTGCTCGACGGCCTGTTGTACCCAGCGGCACTATGCGCGCCTTGCCGCCCTTCCCTCGCCTGACGGTCAACAGGCACTCGGCCTGGTCGAAGTCGGCGACGTCGAGCGCCGTCAACTCCGACGCGCGCAGCCCGGTGTCAAGAAGTGTGAGCAGGATTGCGCGATCACGTGAGCCCGCGAGCTTGACCAGCTCGGCCAGCACGTCGAGGGGCGCGGGGTCAAGCGCTTGCTCGGGTAGCTTGGGGGCCTTGACGCGCGCGATGGGGTTGCGCCATCCGTCAGGGGCCGCTTCGGCTTCATACCACCGCAGCCAGGTGCGCAGCGCTCTGTAGTGTTTGTGAACGTCAGCGGGTGAGCACCCGGCTCCGGCTCGGCTCAACAGGTACTCGCGTAGCAGGTTGGGGTCGATGGCCTCGAGCGTGGTCACTCGTTGCCGGATGCAGAACGCGAAGAAGGCCGAAAGCACGGCCGCGTAGACCTTGACGGTCGTCTGCGCCCTGCCCTCGGCCCTCTTTGCTGTGAGAAACGAGCGCGCCCAGCTGGTGAGGCCGGGCGCATCGAGCTGTGAAAGCCCTTGCTCTATGTGCGTCGTGACCATGTGGCCGCCTTGGCAAACCACACAGAAACGCCGGTAAAAGTGGCGGCGAGTAGATTTGAACTACCGACCAAGGGCTTATGAGTCCCCTGCTCTGCCACTGAGCTACACCGCCATGTTTTACGGCATTTTCTGTGTGACTTGCCACCTGAATCGGTGTAAGCCCTTGGTCCCGACTCTACCACTGACCGGGCGTCATCTCGCTTTCGGATTTAGTCATCAACCTTTCCCCGTCGTCGGACACCAGCACGCGCGGCAGACGGATCAACAGGCCCTCGCCTTTTGTGCCGTTGGCCAGCCAGTAATACAGACCAGCATCGGCGCAGTAGTTCAGGGCGCTGCTCAGGATGTCGAGCGCGTCATTGGGCGAGACTTTCGAGTCGGCGCTCACGACTCGTCTGCTTGTTTTGCTCATAGGCTGAACGCCTTTCGAGACTCAGGCTGGCGAAGTCGCCACCCGGCAAAGACCGACGCTTGCTGTGCGAGCCCTTGCGCCAGACCCAACGCCGTCCGTTGTCCAGAACCTCGATGCGCCAACCACCGGTTAGCCTTTTGGGACATCGAAAGCCTCTGTCTTCGCGCGACTCTGTGTTCCATTCGCGTATACAGGCGCGCCGACGGACGAGGGCTGGCCTGCGGTGGATTCGTCCCCTCTGGCAATCGACGGCGCCGGCAACTGACGGGGCGCACGGGCCAGGGTCTCGCCGACAATCTCGCGCACCTGCAGCCGCGCAGCTGCCTCAACCTCAGCCGTGATGTCGGCGTTGGCCGTCTCTTCGATGATCCGACCGAACAGCGCCTCACGCGTGGCAGCTCGGACGGCCGCTTTCATGTCGTGCTCGCGCGTGGTCGGGTCGGTCATCCAGATCAGCGCCCAACCGATCATGCAGAACACGGGCAGCCCTGGCACAGCGAAGACGCCATACCACTGCATGAAGCCGGGCAAGATCGCGCCGCTGTTGTATGCCGCGTCAAGGATGCTGTTGGCGATGATCAGCGCCAGGTCGAGCGCATAGAAGCCGAAGCCGATCATGCGTTGCTGGCCGGGCGAGGTCCAGAAGTGAATCGCCAGGGGCAGGCCAAGCGCCGTCACCTCGAGGGCGACGATACCCAACAGCGCCAGGGCCAGCATGTCGGCCGGCAGTGTGCGGGCGAAGAGGTCGTAACTGCGCACGCCGGCATAGACGAGCGCAGCCGCGTAGACGATCAGCGACAGGGCGACAGCGAAGCCCCGAAGCGCACCGCGGCCGTGTTCCTGCATAGCGGTCTTGATGTTGGTGGTCATGATGTAATTTCTCCATTTCCCTTGTACTTTCCAGTGGGCCCGTGCCAGGCCCCACCGATCGCCACCACTTCGCGCGCCATATCAGGAATGGCTTCGAGGATGGACTCGGTGAAGCCCGCGCTGGCCTTCCCTGCTCTGACCTGGTTTGCAAAGAGTCGGAGGTCGAGAGCGTGCTCGAACAGATCGAGCACGGCGGGCGGTGCATTCACGGTTAGCCAGGCGCGTAGCGCAGTTTCCGCATGATCGGCCAAGGCGTCGACGAACTGCCAGGGCATAGCCGCCGGCAAATCTTGATTGACACAACCTGTGTTGCTCATATGAGGTTGTCCTTTTGTTCGCTGGTTGTTTTGTCCGGCAGTGCCAAGTGGAACGCCGGTTATCGATTGCCGCGCAGCTGGCCAGCTCGAGGCCTTGCCGGAGTTGCACCGTCAGCTGCGGGTGTTGTGGGGTTGGTAAGGGTCTATCCCTCACCGCTGGTACGGAGAATCGAAACGGCCGGCTTGCCGAATGTGTGGCAGACCGGCCGCATCATGTAGAATGCTGCTCAGCCCATGCCACTGCTTGCACCAGCGGTTTGGGTCAGACCCGGTTGGTGCCACTAACACCAGCCGGGTCGTCTTATTCCAATAGATTAACACGACCCCGCAGAAAGTCAAGTTGAACGAGAAGATGGGTCACCCGACACGATTTGTGCCGTTGGCGGTTTGCCACTGATTGTAAGATGAATAAAGGTCAGCACCGCGCATGACCTTGGCCGCGGGACACGCCCGCGATCACGGGAAATTGGCCGCCCCGACTCTCACCAGGAGAGTCGGGGCGGCTTTTTTTGTGTCGGAGTTGCCCCTATGGAAGTCACCTCTAGGGCCAATCTGATCATCGGCCTCAAGGACGAGGCGAGCAAGGAGGCGCGCAAGTTGGCCGCCGACCTTGCGCGCCTCAACACTGAGGCGGCTGGGGTCAAGACGGCTGCCGAGCGAGCTTCAGGAGCCAGCGGTGGCGGCGGCCTGACGTCCATGGTCGGGTCGATGAAGAACCTGGGCATGACGATGCTCGGGGCGATGGGTGTCTATACATCGCTGACCCAGGTGGCGACGGCGATGGTGCAGACCGGCCAGCGGGCCATGATGCTTGGTCAGGAGGCCGAGCAGACCGCAATGGCCTTCGAGACCATGCTCGGCTCGGTGGATGCTGCAAAGGAGCACCTGGACGAGTTGCGCTCATTCGCGGCCAAAACTCCGTTCGAGTTCCGCGACCTGGTCAACTCGTCCAAGCAACTGCAGGCGTTCGGCTTTGAGGCCAAGAACGTGGTCCCGATGCTGCGCGACGTCGGTGACGCCGTGGCGGCGATGGGCGGTTCGTCGCACATGATCGACACCGTCACGCGCGCGCTTGGTCAGATGCAGGCCAAGGGCCGGGTCTCCGGCGAAGAGCTCCTGCAGCTTACCGAGCAGGGCGTTCCGGCGCTGCGCTACTTGGCCGAGGCAGCGGGCATGAGCACCGGCGAGATGCAGAAGCTCGTGTCGAAGGGCCTGATCCCGGCGAGCGACGGCATCCAGGACATCCTCGCCGGCATGCGCGAGGACTTCGGCGGCATGATGGCCAGGCAGGCCGAAACAGCGACCGGTAAGCTTTCCAACCTTCAAGACGCCTGGGACAGTCTCCTGACGACGATTGGCTCAGAAACGACACAGGCCACCAGTGAGGCCGCCGTTGCGATCACCGGGCTTGTAAGCAGTGTCGATGTTGTCTTGAAGACGAGGACCGATGCATTCACCAAGTATGCTGCCTACGGTGGCATGTTGGTCTCCAACTTTCAGCGTTGGACCGGTGACCTGAACGCGGCGAACGCAACCCAGGCTGAGGTCCTGGAGTATCTCGAAACTCACACAGATCGCGTCGTTCACAAATACGGCGCCATGGCTAAGGCCGCCGAGTCGGCGCGGTGGGACGGAATCGCCGAGCAGTGGGCTGGCGCGGCGCGGGTCGCCGCAACGGCCCAAGGCGAGCTTATGGAGAAATTCGAGGGCACATCGCTGGCCGTCCAGAACTTGTCATCCCTCATGCGCGGCGAGCTGGGCAACGCCGAGGATCAGCACGCGGTCAAGATGGAGGAGCTTATCGGCCGCCAGGGAGAACTCGCGGCCGAGATCGAAAAGGCGACCGGACAGCACGGCCAGTATTACGAGTTCGTCCAGGAATCGAGTATGTCACAAGCCGCGTTGACGTTGACGACCCTGCAGCTTGCGGAAGCGCAGAAGAAGCTCGCTGAGGAAACGGACCCGCTGAAGCAGGCCCAGCTTCAGGTCAGTATCGAGCGGATGCAGGGCGAGATCTCTGGGGCAACGACTGTGGTGTCTGGTTACGTGGATAAGTCGAAAGAGATCGGCGAACTCACGGGTGAATACGACGAGGTGACCGAGGCCATCAAGGAGCAAGAGATAGAGCACGCCAAGGCAACGCGCTCTATCCTGTTCAACATCCTGCAGCAGCAGCTTGCAAACCTTGGGCTACTCGATGAGGGCGGCCCGGCGCTGATCGAGATTGCCAAGCGCTGGGGCCTCATCGACGAGGCAACGGCCGAGGCCACCCAGGGCATGATCGGCGGCATCAAGGATGCCGCCGAAAACGAGAATTGGGATTTGCTCGTCCAGAACGCCGAGGACGTGCGGCTGGCTTACCTCGGCATCCCGACCGAGATCAAGACGGTGCACACGTTCGAGACGCGCTACGTCACGGCTGGAAAACCGCCGTCGGCCGGCGAGGCCGGCATAGAGAACTGGACAGGGCCAAAGACGGGCAGCAGCAATAGCACGGTCGTAGAGACGGGAGACTACACCGATGGGTCTGATGGCAGGCGCGCTTTCGGTGGCCCGATGCGCGCCGGTGGGCGGTATCTCACCCAAGAGTCGATCTACACCCGGCCCGAAGTCTTCGTCCCCGGCACGTCTGGCGCGATGCTTACGCGCCAACAAACGCAGGCCATTGGCCTCTCGCTCGGGCAGGACCGGCAGTCCGACGTCGCCGCGGCCATTCGCACTTTGCCGGATCGCATTGGGCGCGAGATCCGCACGGCAGTGCAGTTTGCGTTGGTGAGGACTTAGGCTTTGTCGCAGCAGTAATTCGAATGCCCAATTTGTTGGTGAAAGCGTCGAGCAACCGGGCTGGCAGGACGGACCACTTCGTCGCCAAGCGTTGCGACTCGGCAAACCTCAAGGAGGAAGGGATGCTGAGGTTCGCACCCGGTTACTGATATATCCACTGTACACCTCGCCCCAAATCGTCAATCGACATCGTGGCACGTGCCACAGACAGTCGGGAGCGTGCCACAATCGGCGGATTGAGCCGAAGAGGCAGAACTAGCCGGAATGGCCCTGGGACAAGGCGCAGGATCGCGTGACGACCTATAATGGCGGCTGTTGCGCCCCATAGTTTGAATCCCAACCGGGCTGCCGGTTGCTATCCAACCATATCAGTTGCAAAGCGAGGTGTTCATGTCCGACGCGACCCCATCTCCCGTTCCAGTCCCCCAACCCACTGCTCCGACTCTCCCTGATGACCCGCAGGCCCGACAGATCATGCTCCTCGAGAGGATCGTCGAGCAGCAGGCCAATCTCCTGAAGGCGGCCGAACTTCAAATCAGGATACTCAATGAGGGCACGGTCAAGACGAGGGTCACCGACTTCGGCATGCCATTCTTCTCGATGCTTGGGCTATTCCTTGAGGCTGCATTTGCGTCGATTCCGGCTGCCATCCTCATCGGCATATTGTGGGTAATTGTGACCGTTGTACTTGGCGTGATGTTTCGGTAGCACCTGACGTTGCCGTCAAATCGTCAAACTGCCTGCCGAGTCTGCTGGATCTGGCAGGCCAAGCCGGCCCCATACCTCGCGCCAATAGGCCTCCTCGACATCGACTGATTGTCGCGCGATCGGTACGTCTCGCTGGTAAGCCGACAGCTGCTCGACAGTCTCCATGGCCGCGGCCATGGCGTTGGGCACAGGAGAGCGGGCCGGCGACCCTGTGTCAGCTCCGATACGCGCGAGCTCTCCGGCCAGCCAGGCGCGCAGGTCGACGCCAGCGAGGTGCCAGTCGGTGATGTCCTTGCCTGGCGCGGTGGGCGGCTGTGATTTGCACATTCGGTCCGAAATCTTCATCAGCGCCGCAGCGCCTCTCTGTCCACCCTGGTCTCTGTCGAAGGCAACCAAGAATTGAGGCACGGCCACGAGCATGTCGATGAACGGCAGTAGCTGGCCTACGTCCTTCAATCCCGTCTCACTCCCCCAGGTCACCACGCCCGCGCTGTTCTCCGACTCTTGACCCAGCAGCAGCGCGTCGAGCTCGCCGGCGACGAATACGCCGACTCGTTGACCAACCAACGAGTCGGCTCCATAGAGCGCCGGCACAGATCCACGCAGCATCACATAGCGGGGAAGGTCGGCGCCGCACTGACCGCACCGACCCGGACCGCGGCGCTGGACGCGGCAGTGCGGGCAAGACAGACGATCGGTCGGTAGCCTGCGAATCTTGAGGTACCAGAGCTCGCCAGCGATCTCCGCCGGGACCGTCAAGCCCCTGGGCAGCCAGAGGCGAAACGGCTTACCGGTATTCGGGTTGGTCTCTTCGGGCAGCCCGAATATCGATGGACTCAACCAATGGTCTGAGGCGTTGTAGCCAAGCTGTGCGGCCTTGATGGTGGAGTTGTTCAGCCCGCGGCCGTGCAGATAATTGCGTGCCGTTTGGCCAGCCGATGACCACAGCGCGTGCTGGGCCCCCTGGGCGAACATTCGGGCACGATCCTGCCAGATCTGAGACGGCGGGAGGGTCCGCATCAAGGGCGCGGCAGCGCGGCGCGCTCGTCGATGCGGCGCGCGGTCCTCGCCGGCGGTACGGGCAGCCTCTTCGCTCGAGAGGCCCCGAAACATCATCAGGTACTTGATGGTCCCGCCTGAGGCGCCGCACTGACGGCACCAAAAGCGCCCAATCTCCGGCCAAACACGAAACCGGTCACGTCCGCCGCAGGCAGGGCAGGGCCCAACGTATTCGCCGCCGTTCGTGCTGGCCACCCGGCGCAGCACGACGTCGGCGCTTGTGAGGTCAAGGATTGTGGTCATGGTTTATCTCGTGGAGTGGCTCAAGTGGCGCAAGTGGCGCCACTTCAGGAAACCTCTCTCCTGCGCGCGCGCGCGTGTGGGCCATTTTGGTGAAAGAATCCGCCACTTGCGCCACTGTCTGAGCGTTTCGCCTGCAATTTCCGGTGTATTGTTAGTGGCGGATTCGGTTTTCAATCCGCCACTAATGCGCCACTTGCGCCACTATTGAATGGCTTGGTAGTCGGCCAACAGGCCAATGCCTGCGCGAAGGCGGGCGCCGCCTGTTCCTTTGACCGCCCGAAAGCCTGCAGCGGTCAACGCTCGCCCGAACTTGTTTGGGCTCTCTGCTGCCGGCTTGGCCCAATTCTCGTAGACCGCATACAGGTCGCTGGCATCGCAGCGCAAGCCCGGCCCGGTGACGCAGAACTCCGAGATGAATTGCTGCAACACGTCTTCTTCGGCCCTGTAACTTTCCGTCGCCGCCTTGACACTGACCGGCGACGCTAGCCCTTCGCGTTGCCACGACTTGAGCCCGGCGAGGGCCCAATTCAGGATGCCCGGTAGCTCAGCGCGCAGCTTGGCGGGCAGGTCCTTGTCAACCTCGTTCTCCGGTATCTGCACCTCGAATGGCAGCATGCGCACGCGCCGCCAAATACCGTCGTCGCCGCCTTTGATTTCGGGCTTGTGGTTTCCGTACATCACAAGCTTGAACGTCGGCGAGAACGAGAAGCCCTCGCGGTAGAGCAGGCGAGCTGTGATGGTGTCACCCCCCGTAAGATCCTTGACGAGCGACTCGTTGAGTTGGCGCCCTTGAGGGAGTTCTGAGGCAACCACGAACCGCGCACCGCGAAGTGCTGCGATGTCGTTGGGGATGCCGTCGTGGTTGCGCATCAGGATCGACTCGGCGCGCAACTTTACGGCATAGTCACCCAACAGAGAGAGGACGGTTTCGACGATCGTCGTCTTTCCGTTTCGCCCGGATCCGTACATGAAAAAGAGCGCCTGCTCACCGGTCAACCCGGTCAAGCACAAACCGACGATCTTGCGCCAATACGCGATTAGCTCAGTGTCGTCGCCGAAAACGCGCGCGATGGTGCGCTCCCAAGTGGGACAGGTGGCATCGGGCACGAAGTCAACGGCCGCGAGCTTCGTCAGGCGATCAGCCGGATTGTGTGGGCGAGCCATTCCCGTCTTGAGGTCGATGACGCAATTCTGGCAATTGAGCACCATAGGGTCGGCGTCGAATTCTCGATGTTCCGACCGCAGTAGCGGATCGATCCTGGCCAACTCGGCGACGTCCCTAACCGTACGCGCCTGGCACAGTCTGTTGATCTCCCGCGCGACGGCGTCTGCGGTCTTGTCATCCTTGGCACGGGCGATGTTCGGTTTGAGGTTTTCTGCCATCCCTCTCAGCAGCTCGACGGCGGCCACCTTTCCGGCGTCGTCGTTCTGCTCCCAGCGCTTGCCGTACCAACCTACCCAGCCAAGCGCAGGCACAAAGCGCAAGTGATCACACTGCGCCTCGACGAGTTGGCTCGCTATCTCCAGGTCAGTACGACTGAGTTTGTCCGGGAGATCTTTATCCGTCGTCCGTCGCGCCGATCCAGCAAATTCGTCAGCCAGTTTCCTCTGGCGAGGAGTCGCGAGTGCCTGCCGGCCGTTGTCGGCGGAGGCGCGACTGCTGGGAGACCGATTGACACGATGTTCTGCTGTGCTAAACTGTTCTGAATTAGGCGCGCCTTCCAAAGCCGCCGTCACCTTTACCGCCGGTTGCCCGCCGGCGGTTTTCGTTTCTTGTGCCACCTCATCCTCCAGCCCGGTCGAGTGTGGTGGCCCTCGACCGGGATATGACCTTCTAGTCGGTGCGATCCGTTCGCGCGTCCCGTAGCGCCCAATACCTACGCCAACTAAAGCCGCATCTGGAAGCGGGCCCGCTCCGCATCTTCGAGGTGGACGCCGTAGGGTCCCCTCGTGCGGCCAATCAGCTTGGCGGTCCAACCCGATGCCTCTCGAGCCCCGAACGGCAGCCAGACAAACTGGCCAGGTTGCAGATCTTCAGGGAGACGTTCACCACGCGCCTGGGCGTCCGCCTCCAGCAACTTCGCAGTGCTAAAGGTGCCGGCGCATAGCGCGCCGAGGTCCTCAAGCGCTTCTCCGGCGGCGGCCAGATGCGTTTTGAACTCCTCCAGCAGCTCGACACGTCGAATGCCGGCCGCGCGCACTTTCGCAGCACCCGCCTGAAGTTGCGCCTGCTTGAGCGCGGCTTCAGCCCGAATCCGTTCTGCCGCGGCCTCAGCGGCGGCGTGATCGATGCCGCTGAGCGTGTCGCTCAGCACCTGCTGGCGCTTGTCGAGGTCCTCGAGACGCTTGAGCGCGGACTCGTCGCCGCCCACCAGTCCGGCCGCTTGCAGAGCGGGTTTGAGACCAGCGAGCTCGGCCCCCTCGCTCTCGACGTCGATGCGCCGGCGCGCCAGGTCGGCGAGCGTCGCATCTACCCGAGCGAGTTGGGCCGTGGCCTCGTCCTCGGCCCCGCTGGTCGTCAACGCCGACTCCTTGATCTGGGCTATGTCGCGCGCGGCCATCTTTGCCTGCAGTTCGGCGACCGACGTATGCAGGCCGCCAATCACCTTGTTGAGTCTCACGATGTCCGCGTGCAGAGTCTCAAGCTTCTCTTGAGCATCGCCATGCACGTAGACGGCTGCTGAGACTTGTGGCCGCGATGCCTCGAGATCGCCGAGTTCACGAATGGCTGTAGTCAGGCCCGCCTGCATACTTTTGAGTTGGGCTTCGAGGGTTGGTAGATCATTCTCCAGCTTGTCTCCAACGGATTTCGTTTTCTTGGCCATGTTGCGTCTCCTTTGTGGGTGCGCACCGAGTGCAGTGCACTTCACCCAGTGCGCACCCACTGCTGTTGTGAGTCGTTAGCCTCATCGATCGCGGCCCGCAAGACCAGGCGCGTCTCGACAGTGGCGACTTCAGAAGGACGATACTTTTCAGCTGCGTCTCGAGTTGGCTTTAGCCAGTCGAGCGCGGCGAGTATGTGCGAGTCGGTCATCCCAGTAGGCCTCTCGGCGCTGAATAGCCACTGCAAGACGACTCGCTGATCACGGTCGGGGCCGCATGCCGCGTCGAGGAGTCGCCGTACCAAATCGAACTGATCCTGCGTGAGCGCCTGCCCGTCGTGTCGAACCGACGCGGCGAACAGGCGCTCACGTAGGATGTGGGGTGGGTAGTGGCGCTCAATGGTCAATCGAAGAGATCCTGCTTCCCGGCGTCGAGCCTGGCCCGGCGCAGCGCCTCATGGGCCTCGCGAGTCGACATCTCAGAAGCCGACCAATGGCCGCCCGTGTCTTTCGCGGGCTTCAGCCAGGAGTAGAGAGCGAGCAACTGGCCCCCGCTCAGATCGTTCAGCGACTCCGCGCCAAACACCCAGCGAGTCAGCGCGTGACGGTCGGCATCGGCGTTCTCGCCCGCAAACACCTCGTTCAAGCAGCCAGCAACCAGCCCCCGCTGGCCGGGAGTCGCCGACTCGCCATCGCGTCGACGCGCAGCTGCTTGCAGCCCGCTGCGCAAGACATCGGGCGCATAGGGTCGCTCAGGCTGAGCATCGACGTGGCCGCCATCTCCGGCTTGCTCGTCTGCCGACTCGTTGCCGGCCGACTCTGCGGCGCCATCGCGGGAGTCGACGACGACCTCCGTATCGATGACCCCCACCTGGACGTCAGCGCCTGGGGCCGCCATCAGGGCGGACTCGTCGTCGACGTCGTCGGGCTGTTCCGAGCCCACCGAAGTGCCGATGGACACACCGACATCAACGCCCGGCGTTAGGTCCAACGGGAACGCGCTCTTCAGTGCGTCGCGCTCGGCCCGCAGCCTGGCGAGCTGCAGCCTGTTCATCGTCGACTTTTCGTCGGCACGAGCCAGGCCATAGCCGTCAAACTCGCCGGTTGGTTGCCCTGTCTTGCGTCGCAAGACGATGCAGCGCACGGCAGTGTCGCCCGGCCGAGCCCCAAGGGCCTCGCGCTCATCGGCATCGCACATGCGGAACACGCGACCCACATACTCGCCCGATCGGTGCGCCTCGCGGCGAATCGCAGAAATCCCAACCATGAGGCGTAGGCCGTGTTTGGTTGGGATGATCCATGCCTCGCCGATGAACGGGTCAAACCCGTGTGCCAGGCACAGCTGGGCCAGACCGAGCCGAATGGTTGGCGACATCTGGTCGTTCCCCGGCAGAAGCTTGATGCGCTCGGCAAGCTCGCGGACCATGGCCCGGTCTGCAGTAAGGGCAAGTGCGGTGGTCATCGGGTCATCCTCTCATCGGCCGGCTCTTCGGCCACCGGGGCGATAGTGTCCATACCAATCGCCGCCGTTGGGGAAACGGCGATGCCCTGAAAGCGGGCTTCAGACACGACCAACTCATGAAACAATCGAGCCCGACTTAGCTTTCGGGCCAAGGCAAGTTCTCGCAGAAGGGACCAAGATTCAGGGTAGACACGGGCATTCATGAAACGGACGGACGACATGGCATCTCCTGTTGTGTGTCGCGTTGGCTGCTTCCTCTAGCGGTCAGTATTGCAGCCCGCCCCGAGACATTGGGCCCATAAGACCTCCGTAAACCAATCTGTAACCCAAATATAACGATCGGTTGGAATTGTATGAACAGGCGTATTGACGTGTTGGCTCACCGCACGATTGAGGAAACTGGGTCTCAAAACACTGCCTCAAGACGCGGCCAGTTTGTTGTGCCATGCTGGCGCAGCCATACCGTTGATGGGATCAACGGCCAGCCTGACGTAACTTTCGCCGTTGCTTATCAACGACGAAACAACGCACGGTCTATCATTCGGGCTTGTGTCCCAATAGCGCCGTTGTAATGGCTTTTCGCTGCTGTGTGCCGGCGGCCCGCACGTACTGCGCGAATACCGCTTGGCTCTTGTGCCGGGTCACGGCCATCGCGTCGAGCTGACTGACACCGTTGAGCGCGGCCTGAGTAGCGAAGCCTGCGCGCATGCTGTGGCCGCTGAGGCGCCGCCAGTCGAGGCCTGCCCTCTTCGCCGCTGCCTTGACGATCAGCGCCACGCTCTGCGCGCTGAGCCTTGACCGGCCCGCGCACCCCCAGCGATCGACGCGCCTGAAGGCGGGGCCCTCGTTCGTGCCTGACGCGTCGAGCCACTGGCGCACGGCCGCCACCGGGCAGAGCTCGCCACCGATGGCAGGCACAACCACGTCAACGCCGGCGCCCGTCTGGTCGGTCTTGCTCTTGCGGATCCTGACGCGCAGCTCGGTCGCGGTCAGCGTGAGGTCGGCGACGTCGAGGGCCACCAGCTCGGAGCGCCTGAGCGCACACGCGAAGCCCAGCAACAGCACCGCGCGGTCACGTGTACCGGTCAGCGTGTCGGGCAGGGAGGCCAGGGCGGGCCGCAACACCTCGAGCGTCATCGGGTCTTTGCGTTCGGGCGCCGTGCCGTGCTCTCGGTTGATGCCGGACAGGACCGCGCTCACGACTTCGGCCGACGTCGGGTCGGGCAGGTTGGCCGCCCGGTGAGCGAAACCCACAGCGCAGCGCTCGACGTTCAGCGTCGACGCCTTCGCGCCGCGGCTGGCCAGCGCCGACAGGTAGTCGGCCACCGTCGCCGGGCTGGCCGGTAGACTCGCGCGGCCCTCGGTCTCGCACCAGCTCGAGAACTTCGCCCATCCTGCCCGGTAGTTGCGTAGCGTGTTCGGCGCCTTGCTCGCCCTGGCGTATCCTCGCGCGGTCTCGCTCAGGTCTTCGCTCAGGGGTCGCGGTGCGGTTGCGATCAGGTCTTGTGTCATGGCGATGTCCTCGGACTGTGCCAGCCGTGGCGCGTGGTGAGTCACCACGGGGCTGCAGCGGCGTGATAGGTGTCTCTGGCTACCCCCAACGCGCCAGGGGCCTTGTAGGGCTTCCTGACGCGTTGGTTGACACATAGGCGGTTGACAACAGTCAACTAGCGCCAATAGGGATAGTAGCTAGTGAGTTGTGCGGCTTCAGCCTGTCAATAACTCAGCACCCCCGAGTTGTGGGCCGCCGTCTTCGACCACCCAC